AGACATTGTAATCTCCGCTGGTAATAAGCCAGATGGTGAGGTTCCAGAAGAACAACCAATTGATGAAGATTGGGATAAGCGATAATGGCAGATAAAGGAACAGTAGCTAAGCTCATTGAAGTAGCTACAGCAGAACTAGGAACTATTGAAGGCCCTAAAGATAATGAAACAAAGTATGGCAAGTATGCAAAGGCTAACTTCCAACCTTGGTGTGGGTCATTTGTAAACTGGTGCGCTAACGAAGCCGGTGTAAAGGTACCTAATACCGTTTATACACCTGGTGGAGCAGCAGCATTTAAGAAGGCTAACTCTTGGATTGATGGCGACATCGCAGATCCGGAACCAGGAGATATCGCCTATTTTGATTTCCCATCAGATGGCGTCGATCGAATTTCTCACGTTGGAATTGTTATCAAAGACAACGGTGATGGAACAGTTTGGTGCATTGAAGGAAACACAAGCCCAGATGAAAAGGGTTCACAACGTAATGGTGGTCAAGTTTCTAAGAAGCTTCGTGCTTATAAGAAAAACCCTAAGAAGGTTATGATCTCTATCGTAGGATTTGGCCGCCCTAAGTTTGGCGGAGCTCCTGCAGCACCTGCAGCTACTAAGTGTTCTTGCTGCGGTAAGTAATGTATTACCTCACACACATCACATTCCAAGGAGTATTTTTATTAACTCTTTTTGCAGTTACTTTCCTTGGAATGTGGTGGGCTGAGCGCTAAGATATAAGGTTGTTTTTAATCTCCTGTAAAACAAGATTACTCATGCTAACTGAATCAAACAACTCATAACGTTTGTCCATAGACTGTTCGTTTGTAAAATAAGTCGCGCATTGAGTAGAATATTCTAAAAGAGTATCGCTAAAAGTAAACCTTTGAAGATTAATTTTTTTATCGGTATCAAACGTTGCATAAAATAAAGGCTCGTTTTCTTCAAAATAAAGTTTGCCTTTTGGTTCCCAAACTTGCACTTCAAATATAAAAGGTCTAAACCACCTGCCAATATCATACTGACCAGGAACAGCTGTGGCGTACCTAGTATATTTAGGGGGATGAAACATTGGAGGAGTAATAGACATGGTTAATGGCTCATCAGAGAAAAAAATCCACCTAAGTTGAAACTCAATAGTTGGTTTTTTGTTTAAAGCGGGTGGACGCCTAATTGTACAGTTTAAATAACGTTCTTCGTTGGGGGTTATTTTTAGATTCTGTGAGTCTGTAAGATCATAAGTATAGCTACAAGCTCTATTGTTTTTAAAGACAACAGTTCTACTAAATGTAGATGTTGCTGCGGGACAAGATAAAAAAGTACTTGGGCCCCGGTTAGGGTTTTTTTCTTGCATTAACTCAGACTGCAAAGATTTTGGATTTTGATACGGAAACTGACCGCCTGCAGCTAGCCAAGGCTCATCACTGTTTAAAGAAACAGCTGGAGCCCAATAAACATTTACTTGATCAGATGCGTTCATTAATGCCCCCCAAAACAACTAATTCACGACGTGGATCAAAACCATCTCCAACAACTAAAGAAATAATTCCTGGTGCGCTTTCAAGCCCAGACTTATCACGGAACCAAGCAGATCCGTTATCCATTGCTGGGTTTTGAATAAACAATCGTGGTCCAACATTCTGTGAACGATAGTGGTGATAATGACCTACGTTAAGAATGTCAGCGTGAGCTACAGAACAACGTCCCATAACTTGACCTTGCCACCACTTAACCATGTCACGTGACTGATGACCGTGAGCCATACCGTACATAACTCCACTTAGATCTATTGTAAGAGTGCTGTCATCTGCTGCTGGATAGCGGAACTCCACGCGATCACGTAAGAACTCGCTTTCCTTACAGATGTCTTCAACCTGAGCAACTACATCAATCTGCCAAGAATCTTCAGGGCGACCTACTAAGAAGCGCTGTACTTCGTCGTGGTTACCTGGCACTACCGGAACAATTATCTTGTCAGTTAAAGGTGCAAGAGCTTTGATTTGAGCAAGAAGCATTCTGCGTCCAACTCGTACTTGTTCTGAAACACCAATGTCATGTCGTCCCATTACTTTACCTTTTTGACTTGTCATACCTTCAATACAATCGCCAAGCTGTGGCAAAGCAATCTGTTTAATTCCATACTTACCGGCTAAATACTTGTGATGTGCAACAGCCTCGTCAATAGAACTAAGAACTCTGTCAATAATAGCTGGGGTGTCATCCTTACCGTATTGAGTATCTCCAATGCTGTACACAGCAGTTAGATCACCTGATGACTTAAGAACTTCTTTAGGCTCCCAGTTAACAACTAAAGAAAGAAGTTGTTCTAAATCATAATCTGGTGCAGTTGACTTACCTGATGGAACAACGTTAACTCTAAATGACTCTAGCCAATCTCCGTTAAATGTTTGCCAACGTGAACGTCGATGAGATACAACAATCCACTCAGCTGGATCTAACTTTGCCTCAATAAGAATTTCTTCTGCGCCAGGAGTATTGCCATCTGGGCGTGGAGTAGAAACAATAAAGCCACCATCTGTTCCAATTTCAGAACGTGGTCTCCATGCTTCTGGAATATTTTTACTTGTCTTATCAGAACCTTGATTACTGGTTTGAATTATTGCGTCATAATCATCTGCTAAAGACATACACAATCTCCTTGTCGGTGGTCACGAACAGCGGTCTTGCCAAACGTGCCCCCCGCACGGCGGAGTAACATAAATAAATCTTTTGTACTTAGATCATCATCTTCAATAGCTGTGTCTAAAGCTTTTTTGTCTTCTTCAGAAAGGGTAGCTGCCCATTGTCCTACGATGCACGCTTTCAAAGTATTCATAGTTTTTACTTCGGTGTACAGATCTTGCAATGACATTGGTGCCTCCAAGTTTTAGTCCAATTGCAGTACTAGGCCTTAGAGATGAACTCTAAGACCTAGTTACTAGCATACATCAAATTAGTAAGAAGTGCTATTACCCGAATCAAAGTTTGTACGATCACGCTTTGCAGCGGTCGAAATAACTCGTCCGTTAGCCTGTGTTGCACCGGCTGCTGGATCTGTCATCTTTGTATATCGAGGGCCGCCTTTAATTGAATAGGCTGCTCCTGCACGATCTTGTCCTGTAGCTGACACGTTTGCACGTGAAGCCTTTGGCTGTGCGTACGGATCGCCAGCCGCTGTGTTTTTCTTTGGTACAAGTGTGCCAGCCTTTGGTGATGCAGATGGAGATGAAAACTTAAGTCCATCTCTGTTCATAGGCGTGCGACCTTGCTTTGCCATACCTGCAAGCGCCTCGTCAGGGCTTGGGTTCGAGCTTTTTGCCATGGTGTTCCTAACTGTTAAGAGATCTCTTGTAATAAAGAATATATCAATTTACATTGATAGTAAAGACTATTGCTGAAATTTGTCCGTCACGAGAATCTACGGTAGTAAATCCTGGTCGGCAGCTGAGGTCTAGACCTCTAGGTGCGACATAGCCACGAGCAATAGCAATTGCTTTTACTGCTTGATTTACTGCGGAAGCTCCAACAGCCCTCAATTTTACTTGTGGACGCTCATATAGAGCGTGGGCTATGGCTGAGCCTACCGATTGAGCATTAGAACCGGCGCTTACACGCAGGAACTGTTCTTCGGTTGAATCTTTATCTATCACGTTTTGTAGTCCTTAGGTTTCGATTTAGAGTTGCCCTCTAAGGTAAAAGGTACGTGATTTAAGGGGTTAAGTCAGGGTATCCAGCCTCTTTTAACAGCCTGATTAGATCATCTAAACGTAAAACTGCCGGCCAATCCCCGATGCTTGCTGGACCTTGACCATTAAGACGAAGTACTGCAATAGGCAAAATTTCCCCATCACCGCGTTCTTTTAGCTGTTTTATAGCAGCGCTAGGGTTAAAGTCTTTTCTAGCTTTTACTTCCCAATCAATGCCTATAGTTCCGGTAACGTCAGTACCAGTCCTACCTGCGCCGGTAGATTTTGCATAAGGCCAACCCTCGATTACTAACTTATCAGCCAGTATGTCCTGAGACTTATACCCACGATGTTTTCTACTTTGAGATGGCACAAGGCACCCTACTCTACTAGGTGTTTCTTAATTTCAGATATAAATTGTTCTTTAATTTTAGCTTTTTTTGCCATAGCGTATCTTTGAGTTAAAGGTTTAAAAGTTCCGTATCTTCTACCAGCTTCGCTACACTCTTGTTGTAACTTAGCAATTGTAGCCGTGTGCATAAACCGTTTAAAAATAATAGGCCTATCTGTGTTAAAGTGTATATAACACAAATCGTCTCCTTCAAAAAAAGTCATTTTATCTGTAGACATAGGGATGTGGTAGTCCAATACAAAAGGCCTAAACCACTGGCCTATATCGAACTCTCCTATAGAAAGCATTGCCCCGTTAGCGGGGGATGTCTGGGGATAGTAAGGAGGTGTAATTTTAGCTACAACTGAGTCCTCTGCTATAAAAAGCCAAGACATGTTGTATAAAACGTTAGCGTGATCTTTTACAGAAGGTTTACGAAGTACGTTTAAAAAAACCCTGGATTCTAAATTTTTTCCAAAAGGAATTAAATTAGTAGAAAAATTAGGGTTAGAAGCTATCGTATCGTTGGCGTCTTTTAAAAATCCTTCAGGAAAAGATACAACATTTTCTATAACATTTTTTATTACAAAAACATTGTTAGTGCTAGCTTTAAAAGCAGGGCATGCGTAAATATTATCTGTACCTACATTAGTAGCCCTCATTTTAGTTATTTCCGAGAATAAACTCGTAGGTTCAGTATAAAGAAAAGACCAAGATTCTTGGTCGCTTTCGTAAGTAGCGGGGGCCCAATAAACAATTAAAGGCTCTCTAGTATCTTTCATGTTTACCCAACCCTATTCTGGAAACACATTGCGCATCCTAGTAGTAATCAATACCTCTAGATCATCTAGAGTACCGTTGTTTACAAAAATTTGATGGACTTTGTATCCGTCTAGTTCAGACTCAGAAACATGGTCATTAACTGCATCAAATCCTAATCGTTTTATACGCCAAAGTTGACCACCCATATTTTTAACAGCTTCGGCTTCATTTGCAAACCTAACGTCTGTTATAACAACACGGTCTCCTGAGGCCACCGTACTCAATACGGGAGTAAGCCAAACGTTTGGATAAAGTAATTTTCTACCGGAAACCCCTAGGTCTTGCAACAACCTACGAACTTGAGGCTCTTGCTTTGCTTTATCCCAACCAACTAAATTTACTAAATCTTGTAAGTAACCTGTAGGACTACAAGCAACCATAGGATTAACCTCATACAAAAACTCTTTAATTTTATCTGCAAATGCAACTCGTCGATAACCATATTTTTCTACTAAAATAGAAGCGACGCTATCTTTTCCAGACTGTGCGTAACCCGTAAGACCAATTACGCTGTGCCCTGGCCATCCCGTAGGTCCTTTAGGTAAACTTAGCTCTTCATCAGTAAATAAAGAAAGTTGTTCGTAGGTCATGGTGTCATCCAAGTGCTTCTACCAACAGCCTTGTTAATGTTTACTCGTCTAGTGATCTCTCGGTTAATAAGAGAAATGTCTTTAGACAAACGATCAGAAATGATGTGAATTAACCCGTGATAGTTAGAAAGTTCTTGAAGAGCGGTCAACTTCTCTTGATAGTCTGGGTCAACTTCTACTTCAGCATCAATCATAGAAACTGCTATGCCGGAACCTTTCAAAGATAACTTTTTCTTAGCTTTGATTAAAGCTAGGTTCTTATCTGCTTCTGCTTTGTCTACCTCAGCACACCAAAGCTGCAGACTTATAAACTCTAGGTAAGCAACGTACTTAGCGTATAGATCCATAACTTCTTCTTCCATCATCCCGGTAATATCTGCAGGAAGAGATGGAGCGTTATAAACGTACTCCTCGTTTACTACTAATCCTTGAGACTTTAATGCAGCAATAGTTTTACTGCTAGCTACAGCAGCCCTTAACTCAATTGGACTCATCTAGGTTCTCCTTTGCCCAGTCATTCCACTCTTCGTTTAATTCAGCAATATCTATAGTTTCATCAAAACCATTTTCGTACAAATGCTCAATAAAGTCATCATCTGCAACTACTACTGGTAATCCTTTGTAAGAATAGTTACTCTTATCAATCATTGACCGCCCCACCCTCCACCTTTAAGTTGAATACCAAATGTTGAATATTGACGAAACGCCTCTCCACCACACTTACATACTATTGCTGGAGCAGGACCATCTTGAATAGGAAAGAAACTTTCAGTTACTTCTTGACACTTTGAACACTTGTAGTTGTAATCAGGCATTTTCCCCCCTGTATGGCTCACACCGCTTGCAACCCTTTACGGAGTCAATATTACACATAGGTGGGCGGTTGTTGTCAACTGCCCAAGCAATGTCCAGGGCCTGATCAAACAGCTCCTTGGTAAACTCTGGGTTGTACTTGACTACGAACTCTTTATAATCTTGGTTTGCTTTAAGCTCATAGATAAAAACAATCTCATCCGGAGCAGAGGGAAGATCACCACTCTCAACCATAAGATGAGTTAGGTGAAGGTAAACCTGTCCCTGAAGTTGATGCGTACGGAAAGGTGCTCGGATATTACGCCAAGCTTTCTCTAAGTCTCCATCAGACTGTGCAAGTAAAGCCGGAGCCTCAAAGCGCAGAGTTCCAGCGCCAATAGACTTAATCTCAATAAGGCAATCTTCACCTAAACCTTTTACCCAACCGTCAGAATGCCCACCAATTTTGTGCTTATTGCTCCACAAAGGAACCTCATCATAGGTAAACACTCCGCACTCTGGATCTTCAAAGTTTAGATCAGAAGCTAATTCCCAATCAGATGGACCGCACTCACTGCACTCCCACTTACCGTAAAGAACGCCCATCTCTGTAAGCCACTTCTGCCACTTAGCGTGGATAGTGTGGCCTTCATCAAAAATAGATTGCAAACGAAGAGTAGGCTTTTCTCTAACTTCTTTGTAGTTGCCAAGAATAGCGTGGTACTGGGCAAGGTGGCACCACTCAGGCTTAATCATGTCGGATGGGTGAATAATATCCATGCGACGATTATCAAAAGGCTTAGACAATAGATGGCGCTCAATTGAGCTCATCAAACGAGTCTCTCGTTTATTTGCGTCTAAGTATGCTTTTAAAGAAACCGTCTTAGGTTTGCCCGTATTTGCCATCCTGGTCTATCCAATCGTCTAGTGTTAAACCTTGTTTTTCATACTTACGCTTTGCTGCATTTCTTTCTCTGTGAGACATTCCCCCAAAGATTCCGTGCAACTCGTCGTTTATGATAGCTTCTTTAAGACATTCTTTGCGAACTGGACAAGCTGGTCGCCCGTCCTTTCCCCAACAAATTGCCTTAGCTTGAGTAGCTATCGGTTTGTATAAAGCCTTGTCTCGTGGAGGAAAAAAGATTTCTGTATCTTCTCCTCGGCACTTAGCCGAGTATCTCCAAGCCCAAGTAGGCTCGTCATCATGTTCCATTTAGTCACTCCTAAGTGCGTTACGAAGTTCAAAGAAATCCTCCTCTCCCAAAACTACGTAGTTCTCACCATCAAGATGAAGACCTAACACCGGTATACGACTATCAAGGATAGCTTCGGTAGTAATCTTCTTAAGAACTTCTGATTTAATGGTTACTGATTTCTTTCCAGTCCATTTGTGCTCAATCAAAAGATCATCACTCCGTACATCCCCTTTACGTGACCAGAACGCACCCGATGCAGCTGAGCGCTTACCGTCCACCAATTTCTCTAAACGCTTCTCATGCTTTAGAGATTGCTTCTGTCCCTCACTCTTCATCGAGAGCCAAAATCGGTTGAGCTTTGATAGTGCTCATTACCGCCTTACTTAACTCTTCTCGCAACTCAATCTCTTCTCTAAGAGAATCAATAAGAGCCTGAGCTCCTTGCCACTTACGATCACCGTAGTACATCCAACCACCACGTCGTTCTACAATCCCGTTAAGGATAGACAAAGCAACAATTTCTTTACCGGTGTCATAGCCACCAGCATCGATTGCACCACCGTCTGCAAAGTAGAAATCTAAGTACGCAGTTTGCTGAGGTGGAAAAGTCTTGTTCTTAATTGTGCGAACACGAATAGTCTGTCCTACTCGACGCTTGCTTTCACCAGTACCTACCTCTACCCATTCATCCCGTTTTACTTCACACCGCACGCTGTATGCATAGTCCTTACCTAAACCACCAGGAGTGGTTCTAGGATCTCCGTGCATAACGCCAATCTTCATACGGTACTGATTAATCATAATTCCTAGTACTGGTCGTTCTGATTCGATAAGGTCTCGTTTGGTAGCTGACGCCACTTTTCTAAAGAACTTATTGGTAATAAGTGCGCCACGACCCACAGTAAATTCTTCCATGTGTTTTTGATCTTCTGCGCTAGGAACAAGGGCAGGAAGAGAATCGACAACGACCATGTCCACAGCCTTGCTTTCCATAAATTGAATAACCGAGTCAAAAGCATCCTCCATACTATTAGTTTCTACAAGTAATACACGACTGTTATCTACTCCGCAAAGTTCTGCGTACTTAGAATCAAAGTCTTCTGCAGCAATCCATACCGCAGTAAAATCTGGATTAAGTTGTTGATTAGCAGCAATTGTTCTTAAAGCAATTGCAGTCTTTCCGTGGGAAGCTTCTCCAACTAACTCAACCCAACGATTCATAGGCCACCCACCACCTAGTACAACATCTAGTGTAAGAGAACCAGAGGTAATGCGTTGAGAAAGACGTGCTTCGCCAGCTAAAATAACTGTGTTTGCACCTAGCTTCTTATTAATACCGGCTGCAATTTTTAAAGCTTCTGCACTTAGTGACATTATCCAAGCCTATCTACGATTACGGTTGGGTTAAATCCTCCGTCTTGTGACGGTTGTTTAGCTGCAATTGGTGTGCCACCTTGTCCGGTGCCACCTACGCCTGTCCCAGCTTGAACAATTGGATACCCGCAATCATAGCAACGTTTACGTTGAGTGCCAACGGGGGCCATGTAATTGCCAGACATACATCCTGGACAACGCTCTTGGTCTCTAGCACTTTGAGCACGGGTAACTAATTGATCTTGGTTAGGGTCGTACGAAACTTGAACGTTAGGAGTTTGCTGAGGAGCGCGGTACACATTACCGGGCGGTAGTTGCGTAGGTGGCGTAGCCGATGCAGGCGCCGCAGTACCTAATTTATTTGCCCACCAATTATTACTCATTGTTCATACCTACTTTCGACTCGATTAGCCCAATATTTTTTAAAGTTGAAACACAAGAAACAGAAGAAGCTAAGGCAACCATCTTAAATAGATCGCTTAGAACATTTAGTCCGTCTACAGGTAATTCTTCAGGAAGTTCATTGTCTAAAGTATATGCAGCAGTTGCAATCTTAGCCAAGATCTCAGCGTGAGCATCAATAAAAGGCAACAAGCCAGCAATGTTGCTTAGTCTAAGTTCGTGAGCATCCTCTTCCATATCAGCTACTTCGTCTGAGATTGGAGGTAAGCCCATCATCTCTGCAATACCTTCTGTTGGAGTAAGCATTGTGTCGTAAACAATTTGACGCATAAGAACACTAAGAGGAACTTGAGTAACACTAACAACTTTCTTCTTACGTTTCCAAAACCTCATTTAGCCTCTCCCCATCGTTTAACAATCGTAATGTCAGCCAACATAGGTACGTTTAGTGCCTTGATGTCTTCCATAGCTAAACGAATTTGTTCAGCAGTTTCTTCAGCAAGCTCAGTAGGCGTAACCGTAACTAATTCATCGTGAACCGTTAAGATTAAAGAAGCCTCGTCTGGGATCATCTTGTTAGCCCTAATCATAGCAAGCTTAATAAGGTCTGCTGCCGACCCCTGAATAACCGTATTAAAGGCCTGTCGCTCTGCTCTAGAACGTTTCCAGACCTCATTAGACCTTAGGTCGGGTAGGTAGCGACGCCTCTTTAGAAGGGTGCTAGCAAAGGGAATAGGCGCCTGCCTACGGCTTTCTCCAATCACCTGCTTCTTATACCTAGCAACTGATGGAAACTTACGGATAAACTCGTCAAGCAACTCCCTAGCCTCAGCCAAAGAACAACCAATTGATTCAGAGATCTTGTCTGGACCTACACCGTATGCAAGGGAAAGCACTAGTACCTTTCCGGCCTTACGATCTACGCCCATAGTATTACCAATAGTTGTGTAGATATCCTCACCGTTTAAGTAAGCACCGCACATAATTCTATCTTGGCTAAACGAAGCAATAACTCTAGGCTCAATCTGGCTGTAGTCAGCAACTACTAGCGAGTGACCTTCTGGAGCTACAAAAAGATTACGAATAGCTTTTCCATTAGTTGTGTGTGGAGCTGGAACATTCTGCAAATTAGGGTTACGACTAGAGAATCTCCCGGTCTCTGCTCCGTACTGAACAAAGTCAGTATGAATGCGTCCCTTAAACATAATGCTCTTCTTTGCCGTTACCTTTGATTTACCAAGAAGAGTTCTGGTTATATCCCCGCCTAAATAAGGAATTACATAGGTAGTTAAAAGTTTATTAAGGTCAGAGTATTCAATAAGGGCATCTACCAACATATCTTTTCCTGCGTAAGCCTGTAAAGCTGGCTCTGCTACTGAGTAATCAGATACAGAGGGTGCCTGTCCTTCGTCGGCACGCTTTTGTCCAGCGGGAGTAAGAACCTTAGGGCGTAAGCCACGACCTCCATCTTTCTTTGGAGAGTAAAGCAATCTTTGCTTCTCTGGAACAGAGTTAATGTTAAACGCTTTACCAGAAAGACGATAGATAGTTGCCTTGCAAGTCTCTAATTGTACGTCGAGGTTAGCTTTAAGCTTCTCTAACTCTTTAACATCAATGTCTGCGCCACGAAGCTCCATACGACAGATAACCTCTAGCACATCCATCTCAAGATTAAAGATCCCCCGAAGACCGTCAGTGTCTAGGTTTGTGGAATAGCGTTGGTACAACTTCCAAGTCCACTCAGCATCTAAAGCAGCGTAAGTAGCAACCTCATCAAAGCTGTGTGTCTCTACTGCCTTACCTACGCCCTTAACCATCTCGTACCCAAACTCGCGCTTTAGACAATCATCAAGACCTAGATCATTGCGGTTCTGATTGTTTAATATAAACGCGGCATTTAGAGTGCAGAAATATTTTGGTAGGGGTAGTTTCCCAATGTATTTAGTAACGCTTTGTAAATCAAATTTAAGGTTGTGACCAATCTTTACTTGATCACTATGGAGTAAAGTCTTTAAAGATTTAAATACTTCTCCCGCAGTTAGTTGCTCTGGAGCTGGTCCAAAAACACGTGTAGCTTTACGTTCATCTTTACTGTAGTCAGAGTCGCGTAACTCCATGCCTTTAGAGACGCGGACAACTGAAGAAGGAAGCAAAGGATAATCAGTTCTAATGTACTCGCCGTTAGGGTGATCCATAGGTATTACATCTACTCGACCATGAGTTGCTAAAGCAATCCAAGTAACAGTGTTTTGACGTGGATCTCCGCGATGGTTTCCAACGGTTTCTACGTCAAAGCAAAACGCATCTACTTTGCTGTAGGCGTCAACAAGTTCATCAAGTTGTTTTTGGGTAGTAACAATATTCATAGCGCTCCTTGATTGAGTGGGCTGGGGGCTCATTAGAGAAAGGAGACAAGAGACTGAGCCCCCAGCACGATTATTTGAGGTTAGTTACCTGATGCAATTTCACGAGCAATTTCAGCAAGTTCAGCTTTGGTAGATGTGTGTAACGCATCTGGTCCAAGTGGCTTCATTGTTTTGATTAGCTCTGAGGCTGCAACAGGGTCAATACCCCAATCCTCAGCAAGGTCACGCTCTTTTACTGGTGTAACTGAGTATGATGTTTTTGTACCGGTGCCAGACTTACTGACTGCCCAGTAGATGTCGGGACGATTAAGTGGGCCAGTTTTCTTGTCAGAATCAAGCTTCTCAAGTTGTCCGCATAGACGAACTCCAACAACCATTAATTGAAGTTGTGGATCTTCGTCAGAAAGGTTAAGGACAGTAAACGCAAACTTTTGATCTGGCTTACTACCTACAGCAACTAGCGGGTCACCCTCGCCAATGCTAATAAATGATTTCTTACCAGGACGGTTTACCCAGTGCTGCATAAAGGACATTGGCTCATTACCAATGAACTTAATTAGTTGGACATCTTCGTCAAATCGGAAATCAGTTGCGAAGGTTTTGTTGGACTTTGCTACAGCTTTCTTTGCTGCTGCCCAACCTGTTTGAATTACTGAAGAACGCTCAGGAACTTCTGTTTCGTCCTCAGTCTGGAAGATCTCTTCGAGAACTTCAGTTGTTGGTGTATCGACTACATAAGAGTCGACGTTAGGTGTTTCGGTTGTTTCAATACGGATACCCATTTGGGTATCTCCTTTCGGTCAATGGATCATTGGTTGATGGTCATATTAAGTTGTTTCTTGCGTGTGAATCTTAGTCCATTTCTCCATCAATTCAATTGATAGATCATGATGTCGATTCCAATCAACCCGAGGTGCTTCAAGAAGTCCTCTAGATTGAAAGCTTTCGATAGTTGCTTCGACAATTGCTTTGCTGTACATCCGCCATCCGGGCTTCTTTACACCTTTAACAATCATTGACTTCAAGCGATAGGGTGCACGCGGTATATAACCTTTTCGTTCCCAAAGCCTCAAAGTAACTAACGGTCTGCCTAATGCAATAGCCATAGCTCCTGCACTAAACAATTCTATCACCTTACCGTTTGGTAATGCTTTGACTTGAGGGTCAACATTCCAAGCGTTTGGTGTAGAAACTTTACGGGGTTTTACATTTGGATCTGGTTTACGACGTTTGCGTTTTGAACCAGGATAGTAATCATCCAGGCTCTTAAACAGTTTGTCAACTTCGTCGTTCATATCTACCCTAAGATTTAGAAGGAATAAAAGCCCAGACAATTTTCTTAGGGAACATTGAATCAATGTCCTCTTCAGTTAATAGCCCCTCATAAAGACAGGCCATAACTTGATCTTCGTTTAATACTGGTTCCCAAGTATAGCAACGCTCTGCTAAACCTTTTGCGCCAAGGATACGAGTAGCCTCAGCTGGGGCTAAAGATTGGGATACTTTACGTTGACGCTGTAAAGAACGATAACCGTCTACTTCTTGCTCTAATGGATACCAGAGGTTTCCTTTATCGTCCGCTTCTCCTTCTTCATCTACGAGATTAGAAAGAAAAGTTTTAAGTAGGGTTTGTTCTTTAGTAAGATCGTCAACTTGACGCTTAATAGTAATAAATTGTTGTACTTTGCTTAGTACAGAACTTACCGGTGGTTTATCCGGTGGAATAACGTTTGGCATGTGGTGCCTCCTTTAGAAGCATCCTATATCACGCCACTGACAAAACGCAAGCTACTTCTGGCTATCCCACAGTTCTTGGTCTGGATACCCTGGAGTACGCTGTGAGGGGTTTACATACCGCTTTAAAGCCTCAACAATTACGTCTGTGACTGTGCGGCCTTCAATAGCAGCCTTTTCTTTTACAGCACCCCAAAGGTCGCTGGATACACGGATAGTGCGTGTAGGTGTCTTAGGTGCGTTAGGCATTGAATAAGTCTAAACCGTAATGTTCTGTAGGAAAGCCCTAAGTGAGCCTGCAGTTAAAGCAACCCCGCCTTTATCGTCAATTCCTTCACCGTCTACTACGGCGTTTGCAATAGCAATTTTCTGTTGCAACATGGTGTGTTGACGCTCTTCAATAGATCCTTCCATTAAAAAATCTTGAATAACTATCGACGTCCAAGTAGAGGACGCCCTACGAATTCGACCATTCCTCTGTACAGCCAACCCAGCATTCCAAGGTAAGTCATAATTGATAAGGAGATTAGCTTGAGGCAAATCCACACCATAACCACCGGCATCAGAACTAACAAGTATGCGAATACTGGGATCAGTTTGAAAACTAACTTTAGATTCTTCTTTAGCCTTAGCATTCATTTCTCCTGTGTAAGGGGTGCTGCCCCAGCTTGAGAGTAAAGTGTCTCTGATGATATCTACCATGTGAACATAGCTAGTAAAGATAACTATCTTGTTACCCTCGTACTCACCTAAAAAGTTATCCACGTACTCTTTTAAAGCAGATAGCTTTGGAAATTTAGTAACTTTATCTAAACGTCCGGTTTCTTTTAAGTCTGCTGCATACCCGGATGACTTTGATGAAAACTCTAGCAACTGGGGATGGTCGCAAAGCATGCGTAAAGCAGTTAGCTTAGACATAATCTTTCCTCGCAAAGCGTCAGCACCCTCCCAAGAGTTTGCTTGCCCATAGTGATTAAACACGTCAAAGCTTGTTCCGTAAGACTCAACAGCTTCATCTAGGTCAGTAAGTATCTCGTTAGCAATACTTTTGTAAAGCTTAGAACTTACAGAATCAAATTGAATTAAAATTGGCTCAGCAAATATAGTCTCAGGCAAGTAGGGGGCAACATCTGGATCTGACTGACGTTTGCGAACACAAGCCTTAGATAGGGTGGTGTTTAAAAGAGGTAAGTTGCGGTAACGGTCTACACCCCCAAAACGATTGCGAACAATAAAGGTTTGGTCAAACAAATCAAACCGACCTAAAAGACTATTGTCTACAAACTGCATAATTGAGTAGAGCTCTTCTGGTTTTCCGTTTTCTACAGGTGTACCAGTAAGAGCAAACTTATAATCGCTCTTTAATTTCTTTACGTACTTGGAGCGTTTGGATCTAAAACTTTTGATTGCGGTTGCTTCGTCGCAGATAATGAATCCTGTAGGGAGCTGTCGTACATACTCCCAGTCGTTAACAACTTGCTCGTAGTTAATAATGACGTAATCAACGAGTGTATGCCCCCAGTCAAAGGCCTGTTGGTACTGCTCAATGCGTTGTTTCGGCGTTCCATCAATAACCAAAGCTGTTGAAGACTCATCTGTAAACTTCCTAATCTGATCTGCCCATTGGTATTTGAGGCTAGACAGACAGATAACTATACCTGGCTCCATTATCTTCTGTTCGTCCATAAGACGTTCAATAGCTGCAATAGTAAGCACGGTCTTACCAAGGCCAAGGTCATAAGCAACAAGCATCTTGCCGCGTTCGCACATAGCGTCTACAGCTTCTGGTTGGTATGGAAGAAGGGTGCCGGTAAAGGTCATACTTGTTCGTCTCTTCTCCAATGTAAAAATGATTTAACGTAAACAATTGCATATGCAATAGCGGACACAATAAACCCATACTGCTTGGTAGTAGTTGCGTAGACAATCCAAATAACTTCGTTACATAAGAGAACTATCCAACCCCATACTGTTTTTCGTCCTACGAAGTAGATTCCGCAAACGCCGATAGCTGCAAGAATCCAGGACCAGTACTGATACATTAATTGCCCCTTATGATCGCCATTACCTCAACAAGTATAGCAGTAGCTGACTTAGGAGAACCTCCCCGGTAATACTCGCTTACGTGGGCAATCTCTTTAATAATTTTAAGTCTTAAAGCGGCCTCAGTCTCCGTAGATTGCTTGTTCACCAAATACGAAGTGTTTAGCCTTCTCAATGCCGTACTCGATTTGTTCACGAGACATGTCTCCTATATCTTTTATATTAGTACCTGCGTAGTTAAAGAACCAGCACTCCATACCTGCTTCTTTACATTTAGCAAACATTTCTTTAGAAGCTTTTTCTCCTGCGGCATCAATCCTAGGGTTATCAAAAGCAAAGATCAACTTCTCAGCTTTCCTAAACAAATCAAACTGCGCTTGACTTACAGAAGCGCCGTAGGTTGCTAGCCCGCCTAATTTCAGCTTAGCTGAGCTAAGCTTTACTACATCTAATGGAGACTCAACTATGAGCACAGATGAGTCAATCAAAACGTCAAGACCAAAAAGCGTTAGTGACTTCTGGATTCCTGCTGGCCTGTTGCGGAACGTTCTATTTGTCTGTCCCTTTTCTTGCCAGCCCATAAGCTTTGAACTCTCAGCATTCCTAATTGGAATAATCCAAGCTTCTTGCTTGCGGTCCCATTTAAGTTCGTGGTTAGAAACAGCGCTTCGCGTTAGCTGTCGTGCTTGTAACGCCCAATCAGGTACCTCATCAAATACTGCAAGGCGGGCGTCGCTCATCTCAATTGGACGGGGAGCAGGACCAACATAAGCGTTGCGCATCTCTTCAAGTTGCTTAGCAAGTTCTTCAAAGTCAACTTCGATCTCTTGCTGTAGCCATGCTTTTGCAGCCTCATAGTCAGGGCGATCAAACTTAGTTTTAAGTTCAAGCACATCTGCTATGAGACCAAGCAAAATACCTTTGTATCCACAGGAGAAGCAATGGTGGACACCGGTCTCAGCATTGATTGACCAAGATGGATTGTTATCTTGACGACCAACTCGTTCTAAGTGCATCGGGCATAAACCGATAATCTCTCTGTTGCGTTGAGAGCCATCTACACCCAGACGTAGGAGTACCTTCTCAATATCCCCGTCGCGGTACATCTAAGAAAAATCTCCGATTACACGGTACATAATCTCTGTGTACGTGGATGCGTTTGCAGCAAGATCTTCTGGATGATGAAGTTCTTCAGACTCGTCTTCTTCTGACCAGTTAGATTTCATATAGTTACGCAAGCCCTCTGAGAGACGATCTACAAATTGATCTACAGTCATGTAACCGCGTTCCATAAGCTGCTCATCTGTAGGCATCTCATATTTATTCTTTTTACCCATTTCGATTCTCCCTGTAATCAATTGGTGTTGGTGCTGTAGCAAGTGCGCCACATAAAACGCACTCCATATCTAACATGTACAAAGAGATTTCTCCCTCTTCAAACATTGCTTGAACCTTCCATAAAAAAGAGC